GCCAAAAAAGACCGCCAAATGTTGAATGATTTGCGGGTTGACCTGCCAACAAAATACGTCAGCAAAGATGATTTAACTGCCCATTTAAATCGCATTGAAGCAATGTTAACCAAGATTTTTGACCGTTTGGAGCAAAAGGTGGATAAGCCATGAGTACGACAACCAATCTTGCCCTAAACGAACCAGCGTATAATAGCACGTCCCCGACGTGGGATCAGCCGCTTAATTACAATTCTACAATTCTTGATCAAATGTTTGGCAACACGACAAGCGTATCTGTCAGCACCAGTGGTACACCCACCTATACCTTAATTGCGGCCCCCAGTGCTACAGCAGCCGGGTCCACATCTCAGGCTATGCGGATTAATTTAACGGGTTCGTTGGCGGCCAACCAAACGGTTCTTTTTCCGCAAAATGTGGCTGGTATGTGGGTTGTTACCAATAGCACATCGGGTGCTTATACAGTAACGGTTGGGTCAAATAACGGCAGTAATGCGGCGGCGGGCACTACGGTTGCACCGCCACAAGGATTCAGCATTTTACTTTATTCAGATGGAACCAATATTAAAAAGGCGGATGACGGAATTATTAATTCTGTTACGGCTCTTACGCTTACGGGCAATCTGGTTGTTGGCGGCACGTCCACCTTTAATGGAACATCGGCCTTCAATGCTACCGCTACGTTAAGTGGTTCGGCATCGACTTTGGCGGCTATTATACAAAATGCGGCTGAACCTGCAACAATTACCGCGACTTCTGCAACCGGAACAATTAACTTTGACGTTCTTACACAATCTGTTTTGTATTATACCACAAATTCCAGTAGCAATTTTACGTTAAATTTTCGTGGTAACGGGTCAAATACTTTTAATTCTATATTGGCGACAGGTCAGGCGCTAACTTGTGTGTTTATTAACACCAACGGCTCCACGCCTTATTATGCGTCAGCATTCACCATAGATGGAACATCCGTAACTCCTAAATGGCAAAACTTGGTTGCCCCATCGACGGGGAATGCAAGTGCATTGGACATTTATACGTTTGCAATTATTAAAACGGCATCTAATACCTATACCGTTTTGGCCGGATTGGTAGGGTATGCTTAATGCAATATACGTGGGAGTTTCCTCAATTTGTCGTAAACCCATCCTCTGATGGCCTGACCAATGTGGTTACGGCCATTAATTGGGTTTGCACAGGTACGAATGGCTTGGTTACCTCATCAAGTTCTGGTACAGTACAATTAGGAACACCAAATCCTGCGGAATTTGTTCCATATGGGGAAATTACACAGGAAATGGCGTTTCAATGGGTATCACAATCCATCAGTATAACGGGGGTTGAAGCGGCAATAGCCGCCCAAATCAGCCAAATATCAACACCACAAGTACAGCCTCAAAAACCACCATTTTAGGAGAAAACAATGGATAATCTTGAACTTGAACTTAAATTAACCGTAGCCCACGTTAACACCGTATTAAAGCATTTAGGTGCAGGTGCTTATGCGGAAGTGGCAGAATTAATTAACTTGCTGCACGGCCAAGCAAAGCCGCAGATTGAATCTGCCGCCACGCCTGTTGCGCCTGTGGAAGAGCAGCCAGCCCAATAAGGATGACCTATGACAACTGGCCTTACGTATAGCAGTTACGTTCAGCAAATCGCTACGTTGGCGGTTGTCCCTACAACTGACACTAATTTCCAGATCATTTTGCCCCAAGCAATTTCTTATGCAGAATTGCGGATGCAACGTGATCTGGATTTTTTATCTGCACAAATCTATGATAACACTTCGTTTTCTACGACTCAAAACGTGAATATCTTAACGATACCGACTGCGGCGTTTATTACGCTTCAGACAATTCAAGTAAATAACAACGGGGTTTTGACTCCTTTGGCCCCTGTGGCTAAAGAGTACATTCAAAACGTATTTAACAGCACGGCAAGTGCAGGAGTTCCAAGTGTCTTCGCTGTTTATGGAGGCGATTCGGCCACGACTGGAAATACAAGCCAGTATATTCTCCTTGGGCCGTATCCTAACGCAACTTATCCACTGACGTTGACGGGGACGATCCACGCATCGTCATTATCCGCGACCAATACAACCACTTTTATTTCCACCTACTTGCCGGATTTATTTATAGCGGCCAGCATGGTTTACGTCGGTGGATTCCAACGTAACTTCTCCACGACTGGCGCTGATCCACAAATGCCTATTAATTGGGAACAGCAATATCAAACGCTTCTTAAAGGAGCGATGGTTGAAGAATACCGAAAGAAATTCCAATCATCTGCATGGGGTTCGCAATCTCCTTCGCCTATTGCTACACCGCCAAGGGGGTAAGCGATGGCCCACGCAACACTTAAACTCATTCCGGGTGTTGATGTAATTAAGACGCCAACCCTCAATGAGGCGGCGCTTTCTTCGACCAACCTTGTCCGTTTTATGCCGGACCGCAATAACCTTGGCCTTGTTCAGAAACTGGGCGGTTGGGTCACGTATTTTAACACCGCCTATTCTTCTACAATTCGGGCGTTAAAAGGTTGGGCGGACCTTAACGCGGTCAATCATTTGGCTGTGGGGGCGCAAACATCTCTTAACGTTTTGACTGGGAACAATAACGTTAATATTACTCCTCAAACATCCGTAACCAATACCGCACCTAATTTTTCCACAACTTCTGGCTCCACAACTGTTACGGTTATTGATTCCAACATTACCGCATCGGTTTTGGATTACGTTAATTACGTAACGCCCGTATCGGTTGGCGGCATTGTATTAACAGGGTCGTATTTAATCCAAACGGCTGCCAGCACAACCTACACAATCACGGCGGCATCACCAGCAACCTCAACCGTGACCAGCGGTGGAGCATCTTATACGTTTTCTACCACAAGTGGATCGTCTGTTGTTACTGCCGTTTTAAATAACCACGGATATTCGGCTGGTTCTCAATTTTACGTTGGTGTTTCCACAACCGTTGGCGGTTTAACTCTTTTTGGCCTTTATACGGTTTTGTCCGTTACAAATGCCAATACGTTTACATTTTCCGCTCAAAACAGCGCAACATCTACCGCTGGGCCTACCTCCATTAATAGTGGCAATATTAATTCTAATTTTTATGTAGCGATTGGTCCGCAACCCGCTGGAACGGGATTTGGTGTGGGTGGCTTTGGTACAGGCGGTTTTGGTCTTGGCACAACGCAGCCATCCGTACCCGGTACGGCTATTACCGCAACAGACTGGTCTTTAGACAACTTTGGTGAAAATTTAATCGCCAATCCTACGGGCGGGGCTATTTATTTTTGGTCGCCATCTGGTGCGTTGCAAAATGCACAGATTGTTGGTGGACAAGCACCATTGGTAAATGATGGGTGCTTTGTAGCGATGCCACAGCGGCAAGTCATTGCATGGGGGTCGTCGTTTACGCTTCAGCCTGATCCGCTATTGATTCGCTGGTCTGATGTTGGCGATAGTTCCACATGGATAGGAACCGCCACCAATCAGGCGGGCTCTTACCGTATTCCGCAGGGTTCCAAGATTGTTACGTGCTTACAGGGTCCGCAACAAGGTTTAATTTGGACTGACTTGGACCTTTGGTCCATGCAATATATTGGTGCGCCATTGGTGTATGGATTCAACAAAATTGGCTCCAACTGTGGCGCGATTAGCCGTAAATGCGTCGGCCAATTGGGCAATAGCATCTATTGGATGTCGCAAAAGCAATTCTTTGTTAATGCTGGCAATGGTCCGCAGCCACTACCTTGCCCAGTTTGGGACGTTATTTTCCAGAATTTAAAACAAGGAAACGATAGCAATGGCATCCCTTATACACAGCATATCCGTTGCGCCCCTAATTCACAGTTTAACGAAATCATGTGGTTCTACCCCTCCGCAAACGGAAACGGAGAAAATGACTCATACGTTAAATTCAATACAGTACTCAATCAGTGGGACTTTGGCTCTTTGGGTCGTTCTGCTTGGATTGATCAATCTGTCCTTGGGCCTCCCATTGGTTCTGGCACTGATAGCTACTTATATCAGCATGAGGTAGGGAATGATGCGGCGGTCGGTAATACGACAACCGCTATGCAATCTTCCATGCAAACGGGCTTTTTTAGCATTGCTGAAGGTGACCAGATCATGTTCGTGGACCAAATCTGGCCCGATATGAAATGGGGAACGTATTCTGGCAACCAAAATGCCACCGTGTATGTAACCTTGTACTGGACCAATTATCCGGGCGATGCGACAGTTACGACTGGGTCATATTCAGGGTTTCCAAGCAATTCCGTGTTTTCCGCCACGTTCCCAATGACACAGGCAACGGAATACATTTCTTGCCGCATCAGGGCGCGTTTAATTGCGGTTAATATTTCATCCAACGACGTAGGCACATTTTGGCGGCTTGGCGGCATACGCTACCGCGCAGCACCTGATGGGAAATACTAATGGCGGCTAAATTCCCCATGCATTTTATCAGATGCTTTTTTGTAAGCCTCATAGGCTTCTTTTGGCGTGTCATAGTTGCTTCCAAGATTTTTACTTTTGCCCGCAACTTTTATCCATGCACCCCATTTCCCAGTCGATTTAATCTTAGAAACTCCTTTATAGCCAGAAGTGTTGGATTTCGCCATTTTTCTATTTGCGCCATTTTGAATATGGTCGCATTCTCTAAGATTGTTGGCGCAATTATTGGCTGGATTCCCATCAATATGGTCAATCAATTTAGTGGGCCATTTACCCGTTATAAAAAGCCAAGCCAATCTTTGGGCATTGTACAAACGATAATCAATACTAATACGAACATATCCAGTTGGGTGAACGCATCCAGCAGACATTCCAGCTTGCCGCCTACCTCTGCGGTTGGTTTTCCATGTAAAATTTCCCGTTTTTGGATTATAATCCAAAAGTTCAAAAACGCGGTTTGCTGTAATTTCATTTTCCATACTAACAATATGTCATCTCAGATGACATTAGTCAAGTAGGAGGTTTCCATCGCATCCTTAGACGATATTTTGTC